TGGAGCAGAACTTGATCCTTTTTATAGGGAGGAAAGACCTTTTATAAAAGTAGAGAATAAAAAAAATTTGCTAGATTTGATAAATAAACACTACCACAAATGAAAAAATTGCAAACTAGCACACTAGAGAAAGTAAAAACTTGTAGACCTGGAGTACACTCTAAGAATAAAACAAGTAAAAATAAGAAGTCTAAAAACTATAAAAAGGCCTACAGGGGACAAGGAAGATGAGAAACATTAAGCGTATTATAATACATTGTTCTGCAACTCCCCCATCTATGGATATAGGAGCAAAAGAAATTCGCAGTTGGCATATAGCTAAAGGCTGGAAAGATATCGGCTATCACTATGTAATACGCTTAAATGGGGAAATAGAATCTGGGAGAACAATAGACAAAGTAGGGGCTCACTCTAAAGGGCAGAATAAAGACTCCATTGGAATATGCTATATAGGGGGATCAGATGAAAACCATAATCCAAAAGACACTTTGTACGAGTGCCAAGAAGAGGCAATGCGAGAACTTATATTTTCTTTAAGAGTTGTAGCTGATGAGGAATTAACTATTCATGGACATAATGAATTTTCTACAAAAGCTTGCCCTAGCTTTAAAGTATCTGAAAAATTTAAGGATATAATATAATCTTTTATATATTTGCTCAAAACCAAAACTAATGAGCAAATTAAATTTTAAACCAACCCGAGATTGGCTGGTTCTTCCACTACAGCAAAAGGAGAAAACAGACTCTGGAATTCTTCTTGCGGGTGGCGCAGAAAAATCTATGAAGTCTAATATACTTAAAGTACTAGCAGCAGGACCAGACTGTAGAACAATAAAAGTAGGAGACACTGTCATGGTACACCCTACAAGCGAAGGCTTAATTATTGATATAGAAGAGGGGAAATTTGTAATGGTTAATGAATTCACTATCTGCGGAATTATTCCGTCATGAATGGGTCAGTAACCATAGCTCTAAAAGACTTTGATGACTTAAGAAAAGCATCAGAAGATACAGCAAAACTTAAAGAGAGGTTACTTAGAGCTACAAAAGAGCTGGAGGTATTCCTCTCTTTTTTGTGTACCAGAGATCACATACAAGAATATGTAGAAGAGTTTAATGCTCAAGCAACTACTAGTTCAATAGTAATTGAGGATGGGAGAGCAAAAATTAAATTAAATGCGTAAGATTAACATTAAAGCAGATACTACATTTAAGTATTTGCAAGTATTCAATGGAATACTAGAACTAACAGATAAAGAGCTGCAGATACTTTCTAAGTTTATAGATGCTGGGGACGTTAGTAACATATGTTCTACAAGCTCTAAAAAGTCAGTAGCAAAAGATCTGGGAATAAAAGACTACCACACTTTAAACAATTATGTAAAACGTTTAAAGGATAAGGGGGCAATAATAAAATCTAAAGATACAGCAGGCTATATTCTAGCTCCTTTGCTAAAGATTTCAAATAAAATATTAATTGAAGTAGAGTACTCATGAAGCCCACCCTAAAAGAAATGTTAAAGAACTTCAAAGACGAAGTAATTGAATATGCAAAACAAGGAGCTCCACACGTAAGTGAGATACAGTACAAAAAAAGGCTAGAAACTTGTAATTCATGTGAGCATTTAGAGGGTTTAAGATGCGGTCTTTGTGGGTGTGTAGTTAAGGAAAAATCTAAATGGGAGACAGCTAACTGCCCAGACAGTAGGTGGGACAAAATAGTTGTAGGGGAAAGAGGAAAAAAAATAAACTTACATGGACGAAAAGACAATGATACAAGTGCTAGCAAGTGAGCACAATCTTCCTATATCTAAAATAGAAGAAATAGTATATTATCAGTTTAAATATGCTGCTAACATAATTAGAGAGGGAAATTTTGAATCTATTAGGCTCCCATATCTAGGTAAGTTCCACGTTAAAAAAGGAAGACTAAAACATCTAAATGAAAAATCTAATAGAAGCTTCGGGAAGTAAAATCATACCTTCTCCGTACGTAAAAACTATAAAGGAGTTCAAGTCACTTTCAGCAGAAGAACTCTCTGCAGTATATTTTTTCTCAGACCACAGATCTCCATATGCTGCCTATGGAGAAGAGGCTAGGTGGGAAGCAATAATAACTAGTGTTAAAGTTAAACTTTCTCCTAAAATATCTGCAGCAATAGCAAAGTATCAAGAGCTATCTGAAACCTCCGCTGTAAAGCTTTTAAAAGCCGCTAGAGAGAGTGTAACAAAGTTAGAAGCATACTTTGCAGAAATAGATCTTACTGCTCTTGACGACAACGGAAAACCTATCTATCAAGCTAAAGACCTAATAACTAATCTTAGCAATATGGGTAAAGTGGTAAGTGGGTTAGAAGATTTAGAAAGCATAGTTAAACGGCAGCAGCAAAAAGATAACCCTAATAGAGGAGGAGTAGTTACCAATAAGTACTCACAGTAATGTTTAAAGACTCACATCTATTTTCTCCTGCAGCTACATACTATCTAAATCACGGATTCTATGTAGATGCCCTACCAGGAACTACAGAGTTTTATGATTTCTGGGACACAGAGAGAAAAAGATCTATGACTGGGTATACAGTAGGAGATAAAACAATTACTGGGTACCACTACTTCTACCTAAACTACTGCCCCATAGATAGGGTAATAGATGAGGAACTACCAGACGGTACTACTATATCAAGAAGAGACAGAACGTTTCCTGCTTTTTACGACGGTGATTATGAGTATTTTCACTCTATAGATAAAGCAAGAAAAGAAGATAAGCACTTAGTAGTTTTAAAAGCTAGACGTAAAGGGTTTTCCTATAAAGCAGGAGCTATGCTTGCTAGAAATTATTTTCTAATGCGTAATAGTAAAAACTATGTATTTGCTTCTCAAAAAGAATATCTCATAGGGGACGGGCTTCTAAGTAAAGCATGGGATTTCTTGTCTTTTGTAGATGATAATACAGCATGGACTCAACCACGACTGCGGGATAGGGAAATGCATAAGCAGTCTGGATACAAGAAAAATGTTAACGGGGCAGATGTAGAGCTTGGGATGAAATCTCAAATCATTGGAGTTAGTCTTAAAGACAATCCAGATAAAGTTAGAGGTAAAGCAGGAGATTTAATTTTCTTTGAAGAAGCTGGATCATTTTCTGGACTATTAAAAGCCTGGGAAGTAGCTATGCCTACAATGAGACAGGGCTCTAAAACATTAGGTACTATGGTAGCGTTTGGTACCGGCGGAGAAGAAGGAAGTGGGTTTGAAGGAATGGAGGAACTCTTTTATCATCCAGAGTCCTATGACTGCTTAGCTTTTGATAATAACTGGGACGCAGGAGCCATGGGCACACAGTGTGGCTATTTTGTACCTATATATAAAAACCTAGATGGGTTTATAGATGAGAATGGGAACTCTCAGGTAGAAATAGCAAAAGAACATGAAGAGAAACAAAGAGAGAAAAAGAAAGGAGCCAACGACCCAAAAGCTCTAGACCAGTATATAGCTGAACACCCATTCAGCCCGCAAGAAGCTACACTTCAAGTTACAGCTAATCTATTTGATGTAAACTCATTAAAGGAACAGTATAACAGAGTAAAAGCAAACGGTCTTGAATCAGAAGGAACGGCAGGTGTAATGTATTATGATAAGGATGGTAATCCACTATTTAGACCGTCAATGGATGTATCTCCAGTCTTTAAATTCCCACACAGAAAAGGAGACAAAACAGAAGGGGCAGTAGTCATGTACGAATCCCCATATAAAACTAAAGAAGGGCTTGTCCCACACAATTTATATGTAGTGTGTCATGACCCTTATGCCCAATCTAAATCAACTTCAAACGAATCATTAGGAGCTTCGTACGTTATTAAAAGAGCTAATAACCTAAGTAAACCAGATGATATAATAGTAGCTAGCTATGTCGGTAGACCACAAACACAGGATGAATACAACAAAAATCTATTTATGCTTGCTGAATACTACAACGCAAAGATTGGGTTCGAAAACGACCGTGGAGAGCTTATTGCTTACGCGAAAAGATATCGCAAACTTTATAAACTACAAGAAGAGTTTGAAATGCTAGACAAAAAAGAACTTCGAAGTCGTACAGTAAAACGTCAGTTTGGGATGCATATGACTGAGCAGCGTAAACGACAAGGAGAACTTTATATTAGAGATTGGTTAAACTCCCCTAGGGCTACAGACGAGGACGGAAACACTAAACTTAATATGCACTATATATACGATCCAGCTTTATTGCAGGAACTTATTAAGTTTAACCATAAGGGTAACTTTGACCGAGTTATGGCGTTTATGGTTGGGATGTACCATACTAGAGAGCTATATAATAAAGAGGTAGTAGAAATACTAGACGATAGGTCTCAAGATGACTGGTTTGATAAAAACTATCAATAATTTATTACTTTTACGAGAATGTATGGAAATGCGAAAATACCTCAACAGAGGCTACCGTTAAACAAGAAGACTAAGAAGTGGAAAGAGGAATGCGTAGATGCATTCCTTAATTTGTCTAAGTTTGGTTTATCAGAACGTAGGGATAGCATTAAGTCTTTATACGACTATTACAATGGGGAGATAGATGAGACTGATTACAGATATGTATTAAAGCCTTACGGGAAGAGTAGAAATAACTTCCCATCTAAACTTAGAAACTACCCAATCATCAAGCCTATTATAGACCTGCTGCTTGGGGAGAAATCTAAAAGACCTCTTAACTATTCTGTGTCTGTTAAGAATGCAGACTCTGTAAGTTTAAAAGAAGAAGCTAAGAAACAAGTGTTAATGACAACTGTTCAGCAGATGTTTTTAAAAGAGCTTGAGAATATAGAAGACCCAGAACTAAAAGCTCAGAAAGCTGAATCCCCAATTCCTGCACAAGTATTAGAACAGTTTGATAGGACCTATGTGGATGATAGAGCGATTA